ACCTAATGGACTTCTACACTTCTGTTGACATTCGTGGTGGAAACATCCTGTACCGTGGATGGAGGAACGGGCAGCGACAGCACATCCGTGTGCCGTTCTCCCCCACTCTGTACATTCCTGCAAAGGAAATGGGAGAGTTCACCACCGTCAACGGCAAACCTGTACAACCAATTCAATTTGACACTATTGGAGAAGCACGAGAGTTTATTGACCGCTTCAAGGACGTGTCCAACTACGATGTATACGGCAACACCAATTTCGTGTATCAGTATTTGTACAAGGAGTTTCCCACTGAAGTAGACTACGACTTCAGCAGTCTCCGCATAGCAAACTTGGATATTGAAACATCGTGTGATGGAGGTTTCCCCACACCATCCTCTCCCACGGAGCGGGTTATTGCCCTAACTATTTCAATAGGTAGCAGTACCTATGTGCTAGGTTTAGGAGACTTTCATATTGAGGGAGATGGAGTTACCTGTATTTCGTACACCGATGAACGGGAACTACTACAGGGATTTGTGTCCTTGTGGAAGCAGATTGATCCTGACATTGTGACAGGGTGGAACATTCGCTTTTTTGATATTCCGTACCTTGTGGCGCGGATGAATCACCTTGAAGACGGATGGGCAAACTCCCTCTCCCCTTGGGGAAAACTGCGGGAAACCACAGTAAATCGTATGGGACGGGATCAGACCGCGTATGTGATCAGCGGTGTGTCTACACTTGACTACTTTGAACTGTATCAGACATTCACCTATGTAAAGCAGGAGTCTTACTCTCTGAACCACATTTCCAAAGTGGAGTTGGACGAAGAAAAACTATCGTACACAGAATACGAAACCATTCAGGAGTTCTACACACAGAACTTTCAGAAGTTCATGGAGTACAACTTGCAAGATGTGCGACTTGTTGACCGCTTGGAAGCCAAACTGAAACTCATGGAACTCGCGGTTGCTCTCGCGTATTCAGCACGTGTAAACTTTGAGGATGTGTTTTCCCAAGTTCGCACATGGGATGCCATTATTCACCACCACCTAATGAGCAAGGGCGTGGTAATCCCACAGAAAACCAATCACAAGAAGGACGATCAGTACGCGGGTGCGTATGTGAAAGACCCTATTGTGGGCAAGCACGATTGGGTGGTGAGTTTTGACTTGAACTCTCTGTATCCCCATCTCATCATGCAGTACAACATTTCACCCGAAACCAAGAACACTAATCCTGTGTGGCGGCGAAACTCCATCACTCCAGATTCTCTGTTGTGCCGCAATCGTGGGGAAACAGTAAAGACTTTTATTGATCCTGCGGAATATCTGACCCAAGCAAAGACCGCGAATGTGTCTGTTGCTGCAAACGGTGTGGCGTTCAGCCGTGACCGCCAAGGATTCCTGCCGGAACTCATGGAAAAGATGTACGCAGAACGCAAGCACTACAAGGGACTGATGATTGCCGCACAAAAGAGATTGGTGGGTTTGGACAAGAACGCACCCACAGAAGAAAGGCGGCGTATTGAATACGAAATTTCCAAGTACCACAACTTTCAGTTGGTGAGGAAGATTCAGTTGAATTCCGCATACGGCGCAATAGGCAATCAGTATTTTCGTTTCTTTGATGTTGAACTTGCGGAAGCAATCACATTGTCGGGGCAGTTGAGTATTCAATGGATCGGTGAAGCACTGAACCGCTTCTTAAACAAAGCCCTGAAGACAGAAGGTGAGGACTATGTGATTGCATCCGACACCGACTCTGTGTATCTACGACTTGGTGGGGTGGCAGAGCAGTGCAAGAACACGGACAAGGGCAAGCGCATAGACTTCCTGAACGATTTTTGTGAGCGTGTGTTGCAACCGTTCATTAACAAAGAGTTCGACAAACTTGCTGTGCTACTAAACGCTTACGAAAACCGAATGGTGATGGGGCGAGAGATAATTGCAGAAAAAGGGGTGTGGACTGCGAAGAAACGATATATGTTGTCCGTGTGGGATGCAGAAGGGGTTCGCTACTCTACACCCAAACTAAAAATTATGGGCATTGAAACTGCTCGGTCTTCCACTCCTGCGTACGTTAGAGACAAATTAAAAAGCGCAGTGAAAATTGTGCTTACAGGAACAGAACAAGAACTACAGGAGTTTGTGGTGCAGATCGAACAGGAGTTTATGAATTTGCCCGTGGAGGAGATTGCGTTTCCCCGTTCCGTTTCTGGTATGGACAAATACACGTCCACGGAAACAATATTTCGCAAAGCAACACCTATAGCAGTCAAAGCCGCGCTTGTTCATAACCACTTGCTGAAGACACATAAATTGACCCGCAAATATCGTGCAATTGGAGAGGGTGAGAAAATGAAGTTTGTGTATTTAAACATTCCCAATCCTATACACCAAACAGTAATTGGATTCACAAATACTTTACCAAAAGAGTTTGGTGTACACAAGTATGTGGATTTCAAAATACATTTCCAAAAATCTTTTATAGAACCACTCCGTTCAGTTACAGATGCAATGGGATGGAATCTAGAAAAAACAAATAGTCTAGAATCACTATTTTCTTGACTTGTCACCTACATATAGTACACCACTAACCAAAGGATTTATTATGTCTACAAAGATTGTGAAGGTTCAAACCGGCGAAGAACTCATTGCAAACGTCACTGAAAATTTTGAGGGCGACAAGACTGTTTCGTATACCTTAAAAAATCCGTGTATGGTTGTTCCTATGCCAACAAAAGGCGGAGGCGCAAGCATTGCTGTTGTACCGTGGATGGCATCAGTGAAAGAACAGAAGATGACTGTGCCTGCATCGTATGTAATGTTTACAGCAGATCCTGCTGTTGATCTTGCAAATGAATTTAATACTGCATTCGGATCAGGACTTGTTGTTCCAAAATCAGACGTTGCTGTGCCTAATCTGAAACTAACTGTTTAATGGTTAATATATTAGATTACAAGTATCTGCTCGGTATTCTGACCGACAGAAAATATTGGCTTATCAATGAAATGAAGCGGTGTGTTGTTGACAAGAAAATACCTCTTGCTACAATACGAAGATACGAAAGTGAATTAAACACTGTAGAAGAACAGATAAAGCAAATAACGAAGGAGATTGAGTGATAAAACTTAAGGACATTTTAAAAGCAACTGGCAACAAGTACGCAACTGTAGCATCTGATGGTTTGGAAGGCAGTGATGTAAAAGGATTCATCTCTACAGGATCGTATTCATTTAACGCTCTTTTGAGCGGGTCAATCTACGGTGGCATTCCAGACAACAAAATCGTGGCTCTTGCAGGAGAGCAAGCTACAGGAAAGACTTATTTTGCTCTGAATGTGGTTCGTGAATTCCTAAATTCCGACCCCAAAGCAGTGGTTCTGTATTTTGATACAGAGCAAGCAATTACCTCTGATCTTCTGAATGATCGTGGAATTGACACTAATCGCGTTGCTGTTCTACCTGTTGCTACAGTAGAAGAGTTTCGTCACCAATGTGTCTTGTCTGTGGACAAGTACCTTGAAGAGGACAAGGATTCACGTCCCCGTATGATGATTGTGTTGGATTCACTTGGAATGTTGTCCACAGAGAAAGAGATGAACGATACGGCAGAAGGCAAAACCACCCGTGACATGACTCGCGCACAGGTCACGAAGGCAGCGTTCCGAGTGCTGACTATCAAGTTGGGTCATGCACGGATTCCCCTTCTAATGACAAACCATACCTACGATGTAGTGGGTGCGTATGTGCCAACAAAGGAAATGGGTGGTGGTGGCGGTCTAAAGTACGCTGCGTCCACCATTATCTACTTGTCCAAGAAGAAGGATAGGGTGGACGGCGAGGTGGTGGGTAATATCATTCACTGCAAGACATACAAGAGTCGTCTTACGAAGCAGGACAAGACGGTGGATGTCCAGTTGAACTTTGAGACAGGATTAAACAAGTACTACGGACTATTGGATATTGCTGTAAAGCACGGTATCTTTAAGAAGGTGTCTACAAAAATTGAATTGCCAACAGGCAAGACTGTGTTTGAGTCACAGATTAACCGATATCCTGAAAAATACTTTACTCCTGATGTGCTGACTGCACTTGAAACAGTCGTGAAGAAAGAGTTCTGCTACGGCAAAGACGATTTACAAATCGCTACAGACGAGTTGGCAGAATCGGATGAATAAATTGGCATACCACAGTGAGTCAAATAGAAAATACCATTCTTGCGGGACTGCTGAACGATCCTAATTTCTGCAAAAAAACAATTCCGTTCTTGCAGGAGGAGTATTTTCTTGATCGCGTAGACAAGGAAGTTTTTCGTGCAGTCAAGGAGTTTGTTAACAAGTACAAGGGTGTTCCTACAAAAGAAGCACTCCTAATATTCCTTCAAAACAACAGGGGACTGACGGAAGACGAATTCTCCAAGTGCAAAACACTTCTTGGGGAGATGGCAAAGACTCCCAAGCAAGACACTCAGTGGTTGTGCGACACCACCGAGAAGTTCTGCAAGGATAAAGCAATATACAATGCCATCTTGCAATCTATTCAAATTATTGACGGCAAGGACAAGGTACACACACCCCACGCTTTACCGGAGATTCTGTCCAAGGCTCTTGCGGTTTCGTTTGACACGAATATTGGACACGACTTCTTGGAGGACTACGAGGAGCGGTACGAGTTCTACCACAGGGCGGAAAAGAAAATCCCATTTGACTTGGAAATGTTCAATGTCATCACGAAGGGGGGAATCTCTCCAAAAACCCTGAACATTATCATGGCAGGCACAGGAGTAGGTAAGAGTTTGTTCATGTGTCATCACGCAGCTGCGTGTCTAATGCAGAACAAGAACGTGCTGTATATTACCCTTGAAATGGCAGAAGAGAGAATTGCAGAGCGTATTGACGCAAACATCATGGACATCACAATGGACGAGTTGCAGGACTTGTCTATTGACCTGTACGAAAAGAGATTTCAGTCAAGCACTCGTGGTGTAAGTGGCAAACTCATAGTGAAGGAGTACCCCACCTCATACGCAAATGTAAACCACTTCCGTGTTTTGCTTGACGAATTGCGGTTGAAAAAGCAGTTTATCCCTGATATTATTTTTGTGGACTACATCAATATCTGCTCGTCCGCACGATTCAAGCACGGAAACAACATTAGTTCATACGGTTACATCAAGGCTATTGCAGAGGAGTTGCGTGGACTTGCAATGGAGCGGGATGTACCCATTGTGAGCGCAACACAGGTGAACCGTTCAGGGTTTTCATCCACAGACGTTGACCTGACAGACACTTCTGAATCGTTTGGTTTGCCCCACACCGCAGATCTAATGTTGGCACTCATAACTACCGATGAATTAGAAAAAGCAGGGCAGATCATGGTGAAGCAGTTAAAGAATCGGTATAACGATAAGACTGCAAATAAAAAGTTTATTGTGGGTTTGAACCACTCAAAAATGAAGTTCTACGACATTGACAGCGAATTGTCTGAAGACCTTATGGACTCAAATATTCAAAAAGGTGAATCAGACGGATTTGGTTCAGGATACGGAGCAAAAGACTTCAAATCAAAATTTGGGAGTAGCAGGGACAAGGACACATCAAACTGGAATATGTAAATGCTGTTGACTGCTAATCATTTTTTGTTACACTTTCAAAACGGCAACTATAAAGACATTTGGGTGCACGAAAAGGCATAATATGTCTACTTACATTGACAAGAAGTACATTAATCTAGTGTCTCCACAATTAGAGCGGTTCAAATGGAAAAGCACCGACCTTGCTAATTGCCGGTGTCCTCTTTGCGGAGACTCACAGAAAAACAAGAGAAAGGCACGTGGATTCTTCTTTCCCATGAAAAATGATTACTTCTACAAGTGCCATAACTGTGGTGCAGGGCATTCGCTCTATCGTTTTCTTGAATATGTTGCTCCTGCTCTTGTAAAAGAGTACGCATTGGAACGATGGCGTAACGGAGAAAACAGAAACAGTAATTACATAAAACCAATTGAAGAAAATATTGCTTTACCAAAAGCAGAACTTAAACTACCAAAAGTTTCATCTCTTCCCGCAGATCATCCTGCACGACAATATTTGGAAAAGCGCAAGGTTCCCCACCTTGATCGTTTTTATTTCACGGACGGGTTTGGGGATTGGGTTCGATCCATTGAACCTACATACTCTACTATTCCGAATGACGAGCGTATCGTCATCCCATTCGTGAATAAAAAAGGTGAACTGCTTGCAGCACAAGGACGCTGCTTGAGCGGTTCCAAGAACGCCATACGGTACATCACCGTTAAGTTCAGCAAGGACAGCAGAGCAATTTACGGTGAGGATCGTTTGGACTATTCAAAGAGGATTTATGCTGTTGAAGGCCCGATTGATTCTGTGTTTTTGCATAACGCTGTCGCTCTTGCTGGGTGCGAACTTGCTCACGCTACTAAACTTTTCAGTGATTGTGTTATTGTATACGATAATGAACCACGCAATTACGAAATTGTGCAAAAAATGGAGTCAGCAATCCGTAACAACTACACTGTCTGTGTGTGGTCTGACAACATTACCGAAAAAGACATCAACGACATGGTACTCGGCGGCAAGACAGCAGAAGAGGTTCAGAGGATAATTGACGAGTGTGCTTGTAGTGGATTAACCGCTCTAACAAAATTTACACAATGGAGAATGCGATGAATACAGAAAAGGTTCTTGATCACGGGTTTGTGCAGTATGTTGACCACATGGGAGATGATCTAACCATCGTTAACGCTGCACGGGTGTCCTTCAACAAAGAGAGCAGTTGGGACGGGGAGCAGCAGTTGACAGGTGTGATCGTGGACAAGGCATTGAGTGAGAAAGACCAGAAACTCATCGCGTACCTTGCGAAGCACAAGCACTGGACTCCTTTTGCCCACCCACAAATCACTTTGCGTATCAAAGCTCCTATTTTTGTCCGCACTCAACTTTTTAAACACAAAGTAGGACTCACGGAGAATGAAGTTAGTCGCCGCTATGTGAGCGATCCACCAGCAGTGTATTTTCCGTATTGGCGTGGCAAGCCCACCAACGGAGCAAAGCAAGGATCCGAAGACTTTATGCCTTTTGATGAGAATTACAATACAGCAAATTGTCATTACAGCAATAGTGTACGGGACGCACTTTACACCTACGAAAATCTTGTAAAAATTGGAGTGGCTCCTGAACAAGCCCGTGCAGTGTTACCGCAAGGAACATATACAGAGTGGTGGTGGACAGGTTCATTATCTGCATTTGCAAGAGTATACACACAGCGAACTGATCCTCATGCACAATGGGAGTGTCAAGAGTACGCAAAAGCAATTTCTAAAATTATTTCCCCCTTGTTTTCCCATTCTTGGGCGGCATTGACGCAGAGTCAGCCCACCTAAATACATGGATGACTGACAACATAATAAACTCTAAGCCTATAGAAACACGCCGAACTGCTGCCATTTCAAACGGTCAGTTTGTGTCTGGTTGCGTATTTCGTTTGGTGCGCGAAATCCGTGGTTCCGCGTATTCTATAGGCGATCAGTTTATGCTCATTGAGGAACAAGACTGTCATAATCCTGATATACTAATACTGGGTGGAGTTGGTGAAAATTATTTCATAGACCCCGCTGGCAATCCCCTAAAGATAGAGGCGGGGAACACTCAGATTGATTCTATATTTGAGTTGGTGGAACCTGTTTTACAAGAAACACTTGAAGAAGTGAACGAAGTGTCTGCGCCCACTCGCGTAGTCACTGAAACTGAATTCAATGCTTTCCGCAAAGAACTTGTAGATGTTTTGCAGGAGATTTCTGATACACGAATCATAAGAGAGCAAGGAGAACGCGGAACTCGTGGATTCACAGGCGTACAAGGTGATCGTGGAGATGTAGGACCGGTGGGGCCAAAAGGAGAACGGGGAGAACAGGGTGAAAAAGGAGAATACGGTGAAAAAGGAGAAAAAGGTGATACGGGTGAGCAGGGTTTACAAGGAGAACGTGGCGAAAAAGGTTTACAGGGTGAACATGGGCAAAAAGGAGAACGCGGTCTTCAAGGCGAACGGGGAGAGCAGGGAGAACGGGGAGAACGGGGACAGCGTGGTGAACCAGGAGAGCGTGGAGAAAAAGGAGAACAAGGAAATACTGGCTCGCAAGGACTTCGTGGAGAAACTGGTAATACGGGTTCTGCTGGTAGCAATGGTCGTGATGGTGCTATTGGTCCACGTGGGGAGCAGGGTAAAAAAGGTGATCGTGGAGATAAAGGGCCTCCTGGTAAGGTTGGTGCAAAGGGCGAAAAAGGAAACACAGGAAATACTGGTGAAAATGGAGTTGTAACCGCAAAATTTCCGTTGGTGTATAACGCGGACGAAAAGTCCATCGCCATAGACGAAGAGCGATTGGACAAGATTCTTAAGCGGATCATGGGCGGTGGCAAGGTGTCGCCGCAGGACATGGGCTGGCTTGCGTCCACTGGTGGTGGTGGCAAGGTTGCACTGTATCATAACGGCACAAAAATTACCCCCGATGTTCGTGGTATAAACTTTACTGGCTCAGCTGTGGTTTCCGTCACCAAAGAAAACGGAGTAGGTGGCAAATTAATCGTAAATATTACTAAAGAAACAAATATAATCAGTATAGACGGTGGATCATATATCTAATTATTCATCACAGGACTAAACCATGGGAACAACTATTACATTCCGCAGAGGCGAAAACGACCCGACATCCGGTTCAGGACTAACACTTGCCGAACCAGCGTTCAATACTACGCTAAAAACTTTCCATATCGGATTGGGAGACGGAATCACAGCAGAGTGGGTTGGTGGGCCTATCAGCGGATTAAGTGCGGACATTGCGGCAGGTATTACCTATAAGATTCCCTCTGCTGCTGCGGTAAAAAACTACATTGGTGGGTTGTGCTACGGAAACACTGGTGCGCCTACCATCACGCAGTATGTGTCGTCCTTTAATGGACTCACGGGTGCTGTGGGTGGCGTGTGTGCTGCTCAAGCCAACACATTCACTGCACTACAGTCTTTTGCAAATGGAATATCAGCAAGCGGAGCAACAGTTAACGGAAACATGACTGTTACAGGAAACATGACTGTTAGTGGTGGTGTTACTTTCACAATAAGTGAGAATGTCCTGATTGAAGACAATATTATTACACTGAATTCCAATGTAACAGGCTCTCCGAACGAGAACTCTGGAGTAGAGATTAAACGAGGCACATCTCCAAATGTGCAGTTGCTATGGAACGAAAACAGTGACAAGTGGACATTTACCAATGACGGGAGCGTGTATTACGATCTACCCACATCTGTGGTCACATCATTCAATGGACTCACAGGAATAGAGGTTAGTAGTGCTACTGGTGCAGTAACTATTACGAATACGGGTGTCCAATCATTTAACGGACTTACTGGTGCTGTTACAGGATTTTCTTCTTTGCGAGGTAAAACAGGAGCATTAGATTTCAGTGGTGGACAAGGAATTAAAGTATCGGATTCTGGTTCAGTAATAACGGCAAAACTCAGTTATATTTCAGGTGATAGTCCTATATCCATCGAAAAGAACGCAGTAAAAGAAGACTGGTTGGTTTTACAGTCAAATACATTAGATAATATTACTGCTGAATATCCAATATATCGCACACAAGTAAGTAACCTGTCATACCTATTGCTTGGTGCGTCTACAGATAATCC